TTGCATATGATAAGGTCACCCCAATTACTTCAGGCAACGACACAGGGGTTGTTCGGACCTACCGCAGGTGGCACGGCGTGAATAAGACCTTACACTATGATGATATTGAGACAGGCGGAAGGATCAGTTCCGGTCCGTTTTCTACTTTCGCCAAGATGGGGTGTGGAGACATGTACGTCATAGATATTATTGTTGGGAATTCGTCGGACGAGACGGATATATTAGATTTCTTGCCAACGACTACGTTGTATTGGCACGAAAAATAGCGGAGTTAATCTCCACGAAAATACAATTCTTGTTCATCCAATCCACGTCTGAGTTTTCCATCTGATCCCTTGGATCTGTGTTACTAAGCCAAATAGAAGGTTTACCCCAGTTAACCAGTTTAGGCTCCCGGTACAAGCGTTTCACCGTGACTTGAGCTTGGCACCCCAACCATTCTTTGAAACTTGGGAAAAACTTGATGCCCCCTCTAATGTCGTCGAACACCGCGTAGTCGACCGTTTCGGTTTTCATGCATTCATCACCTGACACCAGTCCAACACAGTATATGTGAGGTCCGAGTGACCTCGCCCACAAAGTCTTGCCAGTTCGGCTTTCCCCGTATACACAGATTGACAAACATCTGCCTAAGCAAGTTAACACGAGAACTTTGCATCGAGGGAGGGGGAGGTTCCTGCCGGAGGGAGGGACCCCCCGAGATGCAATGTGGATCCCCTGCACGGCGCAGCCGATATGGAATGCTCCGCCCACCATTACGTACCTATGAGTGGTTCTCCCAAGCCAATGCCAGACTGTAGTAGCCATTGATCTCGTCCATCAACATCTCCTCCGAAGAACTCAACCCCTGATGGTGATTCATACTCGGCAGGCACAACAGCAAATTTCCAGTCGCAGTACTTTTGAAGTGAGGGGAAATTGCAAGCCGCACTCTTTGGATCCAGTTCATGTACCAAACCCCAAAACGACTCACGATCGACCGCTCCCGTGATCCGAGCCCACTTATCAGCAGATTTGCCAGCTCCAGAGGTGCCCGGTCGGTCAAGCGACTGAAAGACAATGTCGCCATCTTTGATCGCGTAGTCGTAACCCTTCTCTGGTGTTCCCGCAGAAGGACTAATGTTGGGGTGGCGGCCTTCCACATCGAACACATCAGGTCTTCGAAACCTTCTCTTCTTTCCAAAGTCAACGAACACGTGAAGGTGAATTCCTCCATCCGCGTGATTCTCTCGTCCAATGACACACTTGAATCCAGCTTCGTCCAGGCAGTTTCCAACTGTATTAGGATTGAGTTCTCCGCATTGTGCGTATGTGAGGAGAGCATATCTGGCGTGAAGGTCAAACGCTCCATTTTGTCGTGGTCGTGGTCGCACGTGATTGTTCATCGAGTCCCTGGGCAAACTAATGTTATAGCCCAGGGACGGAGGGACACCTCGTCCCTATAAATACCTCCCCCTCCCCCCTCTCGACTACGGCAACCATGTCGACTAGCAACCCCCGTTTCCACCACCCCCTGTGCAAGATTATCCACCAAGGCTCGTGTTTCCCGCCGAGACTTCCCGCCAAGAATGGCCCCCCGCCGCTTCGTAAGGAGGAGGCGTTCAACACGAAGTACGTTCCGCAAAACTGGTGGACGACGCAGGACTCGCGTCAGCCGTTCTACCCGCCCCGCCCGCCGCCGTCCAGTTGTCAGAAGGATGTCCAGAAAGGCTGTTCTCAATGCCACCTCAACAAAGAAGAGGGACACCATGGTAGCTGGGAACACATTCCCAGCATTGCCGACGAATGTGGGTGCGTTGACGGTGACGTCGGACGCGCCTGCTGTAGTCATGTGGTGTGCGACAGCCAGGACAGCAGGGGCAACGCCCAGCCTGCAGCTGACAATGCCAATCAACGCACAGCGCCTCAGCCAGACACCTTTCATTCGTGGTCTCAAAGAGACAGTCACCATCAGGACGGGAAGCAGTAATGCATGGCGTTGGAGGCGTATTGTTTTTTTTATGAAGGGGTTGCCCCCAGGAATTGTCGACTATGCCGATCCCAATCGGGCTCGGATGTTTACAGAGATCGACGATGGCACGGGATACCTTGAGTATCAACGCGTTAATACAGCACTCCCTTTTTCTATGGTTTCCGAAATCTACCGGTTTATTTTCAAGGGTTTCGGTGTCAACAACGTCAGCGCGACACCTCGCGATTGGATGGATCCTATCACAGCCCCTATCGACACGTCACGCATCAAGGTTGCATATGATAAGGTCACCCCAATTACTTCAGGCAACGACACAGGGGTTGTTCGGACCTACCGCAGGTGGCACGGCGTGAATAAGACCTTACACTATGATGATATTGAGACAGGCGGAAG